ACCTGTAAAACTATTCGACGATGCACCATACGGATGTTTAAAAAATGGGAAAAAGCCGACATTTCGTGCATATAACAAAACAATTAAACATAATTTCAGATTCGATGATGATAGTAATAACGAAAATCCTCATACCGAACGTCAATCAAAACTTAAAGAATTACAAGATAAACATAAACGTAAATCTAGTTTGAATAATGATCATACCGAAGATACCAAACATAGTGAACATATGGATATATCTTCACATAATGATGTGGATAGTGAAACAGGCGATGATAAATCACATAATAAAACTCAGCATATATCCAGAACAAAACTAAGAAGACACTTGCGGAAAACGATTACTAAGAAATTTAAATTAGGGAAACAAGGCGATATAGTAGGCGTTTTAATCAAAAACAATGACACGCGTAAAAATATTCAAAGAGAACACGGGTTACTTAAAAATAAGAAATTATCTGATGTAAAAAAATATTTGGTAGAACAAAATCTTATAAAAATCGGGTCGATGGCTCCCCCTAATATTGTGCGTAAAATATACGAAGATGCAATGTTGACTGGGGAAATAGAAAATATAGGTAAGGGTGTAATATTACACAATTTTTTGGAAGATAAAAAGTCTTGGTAAATATACCATACGCCTATACAAAATCACCACTATATCAAAAATATATTGGAAGATTGGTAAGTAATTTTCCGGTTTTTATCCCTTTATAACTATTACCGTCTTTGTCTAACGGTGGTGAAAAAATACCTATCCCCATTATCCCTGGTATAACAATCATAATAATGCCGCCTACTCCACTTTTAGCAGGGAAATATGTTTCTTCCCACCAACGACTCGATTCATTATAAAGACCGTGTCTAGCCATATGTTCGACTATATAATCAGAGTTTGGTGTATTTATTACACGCTGTTTTGTTATAGGATTTATACCTCCAGATGCTAATGTTGCTGCCATTATTGCTATATCTTTGCTTGTACACATTACTGAACACTGTTTGGTATATGATTCTAAAACAACTTTGGGGTCTCCATAAAAGCGGTTAAATGATACTAATTTATCTATAATAGTTCTATTGGTTGTACTATCTCTATGTTCGGATAAATATAAATTATTATTAATGTGTAATTTTCTACCTGCAAATTTTTTCATACATTGTAATATATCTTTATCTATTTGTTTTTTATTATCTTCCTTGGATAAAGCGTGATTGTATAATAAACTAGTAGTTGCCATCGCTCCAGCATTAACAAAAGAATTTATAGTATGATTTTTTATATGTACTACATCATAAATAGAGTTAAAATTATGTATTTCGTCGCGATTCCCTATTTTATCGAGTAAATATGGTATACCACGTTTTTCAAGAGCCAATGCAAGTGAAAATACTTTTGATACTGATTCAATAGCAAGCTCTGTTTTATAATCTCCAAAATTTACAATATCTCCTTTAACATCACAAATAGAGATAGCATATATTGACTTATCAATGTTCATTAAATATGGTATATATGATGCATTTTTACCTTTATTTTTTTCGAAAGATACTTTATTAAATACCTTTTCAACATCGCTATATTTAAACGACATTATATATTATATAAAGATATAAATACATATACATATACATACATATATACACACATACATACATATACATACACATACACTATGTCGCCTCCATTACTCATTTTCGAATTAATTTTACAATTTTTCAATATCTCCCGTTAGTGGCGTTCATCGTGTTTTTCAAATCTATAAAAATATGACGATGCTGCCGCCCGGTTCGACTTCAAACACTCTTAAGCGTTAGTGTTATGCTCTCGTATATAATATATAAAACCAAGATAAAGACATATTATGTAGACATATAACAAACAAATTTTTATATTTCTATAACAGGTGCCGAGGCTAATCATATCCAATGTCTCTTATTGCAACGTACCTAGAATACACAAAGACATATAGCGAAGAGTATGGTGAAAGGACGGTTGTTTTGATGATGGTCGGTTCATTTTACGAAATTTATGGAGAGAGGAGTAATGGAAATGCGATAACAGGAAGTAGAATCGAAGAAATTGCGAAAATATGTGACTTATCAATTGCACAAAAAACGGGGGAATATGTTATGGCCGGGTTTACGTACACCAAGATAGACAAATATTTGAAAAAAATTCAGGGAGCCGGGTATACATCTGTCGTAATCACACAAGACCCGAGTAACCCTAAAATACGGAATATAGAGGGTATTTATTCACCGGGGACATTTTTCAATGCTGATGCTAGCGAAATATCTAACAACACGATGTGTATATGGATTGAGCGTGTATCGCATTCAAAGTCTAGTTCCATTGTTATTGGACTAGCCAACGTCGATATATATACAGGGCGTGTAATTATATTTGAACACGGTGTTGAAGATAAGCATAATCCGACAACATACGATGAGTTAGAAAGATATATATCCACATATAAACCTAGTGAAGTAATATTAATTACAAACGTAAATGAAAAAATCGCAGATGATATTATTAATTTTACGGGAATAATGAGCAGAAACATTCATAAAGTTTATTTATCTAATGGCGATAGTGGTACGCATATACCATTGGAAAATCAAACCAAATTTATTGAAAAAGCGAAGCGGTGCGAGAAACAAACATATCGCGACGAAGTATTGCGTAAATTTTATAAACACGATATAGTAGAATCTTTTATTCAATCGACATTTAATTATGAGTATGCTACACAATCACTTACTTTTCTATTGAATTTTTTAAATGAACATAATCCGCATCTTGTAAATAAGATTCGCGAGCCCGTATTTGACAACAAAAGTGACCGCGTTATTTTGGCGAATCATTCATTGAAACAGTTAAATATTATTGACGATGATAATTATACTGGTAAATATTCGTCAGTTTTGCGCTTTCTTAATAACTGTATTACACCTATGGGTATGAGAAAATTTAAATACAAAATACTTAATCCGATTTTTAATGTAGATAAATTAAACAGTGAATATGATATTACAGATTATGTAGTCGCTCGAGGAGGTGAAGAACAGATAACAGAATGGAGAACCAAACTGGCAGAACTAAAAGATATCGAGAAACTACATCGTCAAATTATTCATCAAAAGGTAAATCCTAGAAACTTGTATCATTTATATAAAAATCTTGATACTATATCTGCAATGTATGATAAAGTAAAGATGGATAAAAATATTGTTTCCTATATTGTTCCTGATAATGGTCACAGCAGCGACATATCTATGTATTGTAAAAATTTACGAAAATTTATGGACTCTCAATTTGATATGGAGAAGTGTAAAAATATCGATAATTTAAACTATGATGAAAATTTCATACTTGAAGGCGTTAGTTCAAAATTGGATAAAATTGTTTATAATTATGAAAATTCGTTTATTGAATTGAAGACAATCCAAACCTATTTTGATAAGTTGATTGCTGTTTCAGAAAAGGAATCAAAATCAGAAAAAAAATATGAATACGTTAAGATTCACGATACTGAAAAAATGGGATATACTCTAATATCTACAAAGCGGAGAGGAAAACTGCTTGAAGAACAGATTAAAAAACAGTCAAAAATAATACAATCTAAATCCCTCGTTTCGCCAACAACGCCGGATAATGCAATTGAACCAATCGGTATAAAGACGTCGGCAGTAAATGTAGAGTACGTATCGTATAATAAGAAACAATCAATTCTAAATATTGAGCTATCGGGAATAACATATCCTACATCAACCGGAAATAACTGCTCTATTCATTCGATACAAATAGATAAGATATGTAATACAATTATTAAAAGTAAGTTAGAAATGAAACAGGAGATAGAAGTTGTGTTTATGGATGTAATTAAGAAAATACAAAATATATTCGAAAAAGATATCCAACAAATAGTTGATGCAGTTACTATGATAGATATACTACAAAATAAAGTATATATCGCAAAGAAATATAAATATTGTAAACCTGTAATTGACGCGAAATCTATGACTTCAGCGGCTTCATTTGCAAGAGCAAAAGGGCTGAGACACTGTTTAATCGAGCATATTAATACGAGTGAAATATATGTTACCAATGATATTGAATTGGGAGACGGAACCGAACAAAACGGTATATTACTATATGGTACAAATGCTGTAGGTAAAACGAGCTTAATTCGCGCATTAGGAATAGCCGTCATTATGGCACAAGCAGGATTATATGTACCTTGCTCAAACTTCGAGTATATACCATATAAGAGCATATTTACAAGAATCCTGGGAAATGATAATTTATTCAAAGGTATGTCTACATTTATGGTCGAAATGTCTGAGCTACGCGTTATTTTGAAATCGGCTACCAATACTGGTCTTATATTAGGAGACGAGTTATGTTCAGGGACTGAAATAGATTCGGCAATCAGTATATTTGTTGCGGGATTGAAAAAGATGAACGACAGTAAATGTTCTTATATATTTGCTACACATATGCACGAGATTAATAAATACGAAGAAGTGATATCTATGAATAGGTTAAGTATGAAACATTTAGAGGTAGTTTATAATAAAGAAAATGATTGTTTGGTATATGACAGAAAACTTAAGGATGGACCAGGATTTAGTATGTATGGCCTAGAAGTATGTAAATCGCTTCATTTACCTGAGGATTTTCTCGAATATGCAAATGAAATAAGATTAAAATATAGAAATAGTGAACAAAGTATTTTGTCTTCTGATAAGAGCAGATATAATTCGAAAAAAGTAAAAAGTATGTGCGAATTTTGTAAAAATGAAATCGGGGCAGAAATACATCATTTGCGGCATCAAAAAAATGCCGATGGTATGAATTTTATAGAACACTTTTCAAAAAATCACGTGGCTAATTTAGCATCTATATGCGAAAAATGCCACGATTTAATTCATTCAAAAAACGAAGAACATAAAAAAGTAAAGACGTCAAAAGGTTCTATTATTATTAAAATGTAAAATACACTCTGTAAGTTGAAAATTAAAAGAGGTATTTACATATAAAATTATCTTCTATAACTATAATTATATATAGTATATATAGCTATAGTCGCATACTAAATTCACATAGATGAGCAGCAGTCGAGCAAATATTCAGACAGTAGACCAGGCAGAAAGTTCTATAGGAAGTACAGCCAAATCGACATTTGCTAGTTTAGCAAAAACTCTTGGTTTGTCACAGTTACGAGATTCATTTTTTCAAAATATAATTTATATTTTATTAATGATTATTATTTTTATTGGTATTTTAGTTTATATACAAATGGTAGGTCCTGCAGGAAATGACCCGCTCAATTCGCCTCCTACAAGAGAAATAAAAAAAGTTGAAATTAAAAAAATAGTTGAAGGTTTTGAATTACAAAATGATTCTACAAGTAGTATTGCGAGAGCCGCTTTTACATTAGAAGAATTTAACAATAATAATCATAATAATCATAATAATAATAATCATAATGAGGTAGACCTTCATTTGGCTCATTCAGGCCATAACGAAGAAGATAACGGACATAGTAAAATACCAAAAAAAAGAAAATAGCAACTAATAATTATTATAATTATTATAGTTATTATAATTATAATAAATAGGTATTTAAGAATATATAATACAAAAAATTGATTTACAAATTTGTATATAATAACTATATAAGTAATCACGAGAATCACAAGCATAATTACAAAACAGTATGATCATTCCCGTTAAATGTTTCACGTGTGGAAAAGTTATTGGCGATAAATATCGTTACTATTTGGCAGAAGTAAAAAAAATGAAAATGTCCGAAAGTATGAAAAATGACAAAGTTATATATTTGACCGAAGAATTTAGAGACAAAACTCCAGAAGGGTATGTCCTAGACGAATTAAAATTTAATAAAATGTGTTGTAGGAGACATTTCCTTTCTCACGTAGATATTGAATAAATGTTTTAGATATGCGATATGTTGTACATATGCGTTTAATTATATAAAGCATAAATTATTTTATATTTTTTCCAAGATTATTTATTTTCACAATTTATTATAATATATTATAGTATATTATAGTAT